TCAGGGCATGTATTAAACCAATTAGCAACCAACAAATAGTCGCATTTGGGATTGACCTTGCAAAGTCTGTTGACCATACTGCAATCATAGGGCTTGATAATAGTGGCAATGTAGCCTATTTTGATAGGTTTCAAATGGATTGGCATAATACTAAGGAAAACATTAAGAGGCTACCAAGAAGCCCTATATTGATTGATAGCACAGGTGTGGGTGACCCCATCACAGAAGATTTAAAAAGAGAGGGCATAATGATTGAAGGGCTGAAGTTCACAAGTCAATCTAAGCAGCAGCTTATGGAAGGTTTAGCAACTGCCATTCAGCAGAACAGAATAGGATTCCCTGATGGTGTTATAGTAAAGGAATTAGAAATATTTGAATATATATTTTCAAGTCATGGGGTAAGGTATTCTGCACCTTCAGGATTCCATGATGATTGTGTTATGGCATTGGCTTTAGCATGGTCTAATTACAATCTTAGAAGGGGGTCAGGCAGGTATTCATTCGTTTAATCAATCATAAGAAGTTGCTTTATAGTGCAACTTTGAGCCGAAAATGATTCATAATCAGCTCATTTCTGACTGATAATACCATTCATCACTTCTATTTGCCGTTCATCACAAAGTTTAAAAATAGTTGGCTTAATGTTTGGAATGTGTATATATCCTGTTATATATTTGTGTAAACAAACAAACAAACCATGCAAACTTTAACAACAAACAATCAAGAACAAT